CTTGTTTTCCCATTGGGAGAAGAAGATTTATGGGCATCCTTCTTACTAGTAGATTTTACTCCACTAATAGAGGATTTAGGTGAAGTGCGTTTCACATTACGTGTACCACTCAGTAGAGTGTTCAGCGACTTACCACCTGGCGCTATTCCAGCATCAAGGATAGATCTCATCATAAAAGGAGGAGTCTCACCTTTACCTAGACCTTTAGATCTTGTAGAAAGATCCATAGCCATAGATAAATTAGTGATATCCGACTCTAATGATAAGAAATCTTCAATGTTTGGATTAGGTTGGGCAATCAAAGACTGAAATCTTCGATTAAACTCAAATGCTTTATCAAAAGACTCATTATACGAAAGTATAGAGTTTGAGATAGATCGCATATAAGAAGAAATCTCTGACCACATTCTATAATTGCTTGATTTTAAAGATAATAAAGCATCTTTATCAGCAAGAAGATCTCTGCTAATATAAGAAGCATCATCAATAGAATCTTGTAACACCTTAAGTTTCTCTTTAATAGAGTGAACTAATTTATTACCTAAGTAAGGATAGACACTAATACTTGCTATCTCCTCTCTCACTTTCGATTGAGAGAAGAAGGTAGTATTCTTATCTAACTCCGGAGGTAGCCCTAAAACGGAAACGCGATAGTGCTCACCTAACATTTCTTTTACAAAATGCAACAGTGATTGTATCGGCAATTTCCCCTCAAGGATCTTGTCCCCTTCTTTATCAGAAGGATCAACAAATACTGATAATGCACGGTTCATCGTCAAATCTTTGTTATTCACAAAGTATGACAACGCCGAACTTAAGCTAGTTCCTACTTTGAATTTAAGTTTTTCACTTAAATTCGAATAGGATTTAGCTACTTTATCCTGACAAAGGATCCAAAGGATCATTTGTTCAGAACTTATAAGTCCTTTCCGTCCTAAAGAAAGAAGAGTAACAACTCTTCCTCTAAAGGAATCCTCAGATATGAATTGTTTCATGGATAAACCAGATACATCCACACCTTTGTAACCTGTTCGTTTAGCGAATTCGGCTACGTCCAAATCATGAGAAATCATTGATTTAGATGGATTAGTCTGAACATTAAGTTTGGACATAATTATCAAGTATTCATCGTATACTAATGTATCGAAGATTACAAGGTCATCCCCAAGAATCTCATAGTCTAAGAACCAAGTCATAGTACCATAAACCCTAAAGGCGCAAGCCTGAAGGATTAGGTGGTGTATCAGTGCGAGCATTGCCCACGATGATAAACAACCCATTGGTTGACCTACTCCATAGAAAATTGATTCTGTGGTAGAAGCATAGGGGTTAACATCCTGAATAGAATAAGGTCTTCTTATTAGTAAATCTTTCCAGAAAGTACCAACATTAAAACCAAAGATGTGATTCAAAGCATTTGCTTGAAGCACAACATAAAGTTTATCGGTAGCTGCTGTCAAGTCTACAGAATAAGCTCTTTTAAAGATCTTAGCCTTCGCAAGAACTCTTCCAAAAGAAGCATCTTGATCGAATGTACCGTCATTAGGGATTCTCCGTAAAATCTCAAAAAGAGTTTTATGAAGAGGATACAGTAAAGACTGTGTCCAAGCATCCAAAATGGCAATCACTCGAACTTTTCCTGCTGCCTCTGGTAAGAATGCAAGTTTCCCACAACAGTAATCATAAAATTCATATTCCCTCATATCTCGGTCATATCGGATTTCTCCTTTAGTCCCAGTATAAGGTTCAATAGAATTAATGATCTGTTTGGTTAACAATACATTAGTATCATTAGCAAGTCGGACAAGAAGATCAAATGGAGGAATGAGTCTGTCAATCCCAGAACCAGTCGCTCTACAGTATCCTTTGAATGCCTCAAAAGCTTTAAACTTTCGTTGTAAGCCTAGAGCATCCGCAAGATAACCTTGGAACGCTGTGTTATGGTTTGGACCCGAAGCGTTAAGTTTCAATAAACGAGTACACTGCAGATCCTTGATAGAGCAATCGAAAATGTTGCCCTTTCCTTGAGATCTAATAAATTGTACCTGCTGTTTAAAGATGGAACTCAACTCTTTAACAATATCATGCTGACCTTCATAAGTGTCAGTAATAGTGTTCAATTTCACTTTACCCGGAGCCTCAATGACTCTGTATAAAGATGTAATTGTTAACCAAAGTCTAATTGTCCTTATATCTCCATTTCTAATTAATGCTCGATCATATGCGGGAATTACCGCAGGTAGACCGTTTATTAATCTAGGAAGAGGAAGATCAGGTTCAAATAGTCTTAAAGTTCTAACATTGTTACCGGCCAACTTTTGTTGGATAGCCAAATGATAAGATTTAAGAGTTTTAACTGTGTACAAGGCACCATGATGTTTATATATCTTAAGAATCCCAGTAATAAAATTATTGAACATTCTTAACCGAGGTGATACTTTTGCTTTTCCTGAACATAGTTGGATAAGAATCCGACCATATTTAGAACAAGCCGACAAGAACCCTTTCGGGTTTTTGAGCGAAAACACTGACTTAACCACATATCTCTTCTTCCCTGTTTTGAGTTTATCAAGAAGAAACTTTTTGAATAAATCTAAAAACATTGAATGAAGGTATGTACTATTACGTCCAATAGAGAAGCGGCACACCTGTGCTGTTATCGAATTGAGGTTATGACAGCTGAGCTGTTCATTAGTGCAAACTAATGGACTCCAGTTTAAAAGGGAGCCACCCGGATTACTAAACAACGTTGCGTTACATCCTAAGATGTTAACGGCCTTCATGTAATAGTTCCTAGCTGAGGCGGAAGACGACTGTGTTAGCCATCCTACCGTGGAGGGAGCTTATTC